AAGAATCAGTACCGCCAATGACTTTCCTGACTTGAATGTGATTGGTCGAGACAATAATTCGGACATATAAATAATTATTATTGTCGATATATCTCAGAACCAATCCTGACTCATATGTGGAAGTTGTACCCAATGCTGATGTCGTAATTTCTGCCGAAACCTCAAGGTTCGATTGACCCATATCTATGACCGACAGGGAATAAGCACCAGAGTTTAATTCAGCATAACCATCAGAATGACATTTAAAAGCTCCCGAACCATTCGTCCATGAGAACTCAGAGTCATAAGGAATGGTATGACTCGTAAGGACTGTTCCTGTAGTGTCCACAAAATCGTCATACGGATACCACATTTCAGCTTTAACACCTTTCCCCATTTTTAACTTCCCATGAAGTGGAGATGTCGCCTTCGGGGGTGAGTATTTATTATCATTATTGTTTAATTGAAAATTGAGAACAGCACCGTTCATGTATTCGGTTGAGGTTTGCCTTGTATGTGCTAGACTCATCGACCTGATGTCATCAGTTATGTTGTCATAATCACCGACAAAAAAGCCGTCACCGTCCCAATCGACCAGGGTTCTTATAAATGGCTTTGCCATTAAAATGCCCCCTGAGTTCTTAACGCTTCACGAACTTGATTGGTAATAAAGTCTCCAAACCTCTGGGCTGTGGATTCGTCATCTAATATGACAGTTCCACCATCCGGCATATTCACATTAACTGTGACCCCGCCGAATCCATGTGCCTTGTTAAGTGGCACAACCGCCTCTGCTCCCTGTCCTTCTCCAATCATTGCAAGGGTTGGTCTGGTTACAATTCCCCCTTCAGCGAGTTCAGGTATTTTTGGAATATTTATGGAGAACCCCTTGCCCCCTAATCCTGGCATCCAATCCGGAATTTCAAATTTAATTTTGTTGAACAGTTCAATAACCGCATTAACCATCTTGATAATGCCGTTGACGATTCCTTTGAATCCTTCCTTGATCTTGTCTTCATCTCCTGTAAATATCCCAACAATTAAATCCCAAATCCCGCTCAAAGTTGTCCATAAGCCGTCAAATAAATCAGCAACAAAATCAACAACCGTTTGAACTGTATCTTTAACTGCTTCCCATTTACCGCCAAACTTGTCCGTCATCCAGTTATCAAAGAACGTCCAAATGGCATCGAATACAGTTTTAAAGACTCCTTTGAGTGCTTCTAATGCGTTTCCAAAATGTTCTTTAGCGTCGTCCCAATCCCCTTTGAATAAAGCAATAAACCCATTAAAAACTTCTGTCCAATATGTGATAACACCGCCAACCACTTCTTTAATAGTTTCCCAGGTGGTTCCGAATTTATCGCTCATAAAAGAATCGAGTTTTTCCCATGTTGCAGTTAGGGTTGCGACGATTCTGTCCCAGTTTTTCCAGATAATAATTGCCGCCGCCACAGCCGCCACTATCCCCAGGATAATTAACCCAATTGGAGACAAAGCAAAATTCAATGCAGTTTGTGCCGCCGTCCATAACCATGTAGCCGCCGTTTGGACTGCTGTAATCCCCGCCAGAGCAGATATCCCCGCAATCATTCCAGGAAGAAGAATTACAATGGGGGCGATTGAAGACAACACACTCGCCAGAGGTTCAACCATTAATTTGACTTTACTTTTCCAGATATCAAATGATTCTCCGGCAGTTAGGGTGTTTTCGGTCAGGCCAGTTAAGTCATCCTCTGAGTCCTCCAGAGCTGAAGCCAGGTCTTCGAAATCAACTACCCCATCCCTTATAGCCACAGACATTCTTTGAGCGCCCTCTGCACCGAACAGGTTGGTTGCCAGGTTTAACGCCTCAGTATCGGTTACAGCATCTTTAATAGCCCGCATTTCCATTTCCAGGGCTTCTTGCATATCTGTTACACCGGAGTTCGCCAACCTTCTCATCGAGGCATTTAAGCCAGGCATAACTCTGGACGCTGATATACCCGCCCCCTCTAACTGAGCAAGAAAAGCAACGCTATCACTCATTTCCAGACCCAGGTTTCTTAATACAGGGGAAAATTCCTCAACCCTGCTGGTTAATCTATTAATTGGAACCCCTGTTTCCTGGGACGCTTTTGTGAACATCGCCATTGCAAGAGTTGCCTGATCTGCTTCAAGGCCGAACATTTGCATCGAGTTGGAAACGGTTGTAATTAATGGAGTAACTTCTGTTCCGGTAACCCTGGACAGGTCGAGAAATTGTTTGGTTGTTTTTTCCAGTTCGTCACCGGATAAACCGAGTTTTGTATTAACATCTGCAATTGCAGTTGATACGGTTTGAAAATCCTGGGGAACCGATCCGGCTACATCTCTGAACTCTTCTTTTAATGCCTCAAGTTCTTTTCCGGTAGCACCTGTTCCCGCCCGAATATTATTGCTTGCTTTTGTAAATTCGTCGCCTACTTTTACCAGGGCGACCGCCATGCCCGCAACAGCAAGGGAAACCCCCGCTACAGCTCTTGTAACCTTCTTAAAATTGCCTTCTGCTTTTGTTGTATCTGCAGAAACTAATATGTTGACCAGATTAGCCATCTTTGTCCTTTATTCCCAGGCTAACGATATGCATTAACCTCAATAGGCCGACATCTTCCTTTACTAGCTGAGAGGGAAGAACTGAGTACCTTTGACACAGACCGTCAATTAATTCTGCGTTCTGTAATATCAACGGTTTCTCAATTACATTTCCCTCTCTATCGGTTCCCCCGCCAACCGAAACCCATTTTTTAATGTCAGCCTCTACGCTTTTCCCGATGAACCCGCCTGTTCTGCCCATGCACCGATTATTGCGGTGCATATACTCGGTGGCAGACTCATAAAACCGTCTGCTGTTGGTGGAACGGCTTTTGCGTCTTCATCGTGTAAATTCCATTCAAGAACAATCTCCTCGCCAAACTGTTTGAATACATCAGCCATCTCTTTTGCATTGGATGCTTCAGTCATTGTTTGAAATTGGAGAAATGTTTGAATGTCCACGTCTAAACGAGCCCTTATTTCCGCACCCGCAAACATATGATCCTCTGGAAACGTGATAAGACAGTCCCGCCTCTCTACAATGAAAGGCGAGTGCTGTTTAACCTTCTGAGTAACCATTAAACGGTTGTCCAGGTTGGAACAGTACCGCTTTGAAGATTTAAAGTAACGGAAGAAGTTAATGAACCATCATTACCCCTGGAGATGTTGTATTCCCCGACCAACATTTCGGCTGTCAATTTGGGATTAGAAGACGAATTGCCTCCAACCCTTAAATCGAAAGTTCTTGTTCCGGATTTTGTTTTAAATACATCGTGTGACTTATTGGAAGCGGCATCGAAAATCATGGACAATGAAACCGTCAAATCTCCAATACCAATTAACCGCTCCATAGCACTTTTGGAGATGGTAGTGGAGTCCAACATATTCTGTGAGTTTCCTATTTCGTAACTCACTATATTGTCACTAATATCTCGAGCTGACCCGCCTGAATCGTCAACCGCTATGTAATCACCGAGTCCAGTTTGCTTCGCCATAAATAACCCCCTTTTAGAATCTGCTAAATGCGACTGCTATAACTGCGTTTGAAAATGTGCCTGTTGTTGTAACTTTTAAATACCTGTTGACCGTTCCTGTAGCCTCTACCCGCTCCGCAGTAGGAACATCTGAGGTTCCGGTTGCGGTGAAGGTAACAAGGTCTGCATAGGTGCCACCGCTTGAAGTGGCGTGTTGAACTTTTACTGTTACGCTTCCGGATGCCAGGGACATAATTTGCATATATCCCGCTCCCCCACTTGCGGAAGAAGCTCCACTATCAACAACCGTTCCCGATCCGGCTGAAGAATGAGTATCATCGTGAGCTGTCAACATCTCGCCGAACTCACCGCCCATTCCGTTGCCGTTAAATGTGGAACTAACAGTCATGACCGAACCCTGGGATCGACTGACGTTATAATCGGCTTCCTTTGCTGATATCCCCACACAGTCATCGCCGACACTAGCCCCAAATGGAACGAGTACAACCTGGTCAGCTGTTGGAAGTTTCCCGCTGTTGGATGTAAACGTTGCGTGAATTTTGTTTGATGCGTTATCAAAATATCCGCTAACTCCTAGCGACCCATCTGCCCGACCTATCATTCTCGAAACAGCACTTTCATTTAATGCCGTCGTTTCCATTGTTTCTTGTGTATAACCCGCACTATCTATTGCATTGGCATCTCCTGACAGGTCGTTGCCCATTACATAAAGCCGAGTATTTAAACCGTTCTGAATTGCCATCTTTATCTCCTAGACTGCTATTGGAACATCGCCCAAAATCAAAACCGAAAGAGGAATGTCCAATGTCCGATACGCAACTCCCCCAATATCTGCATATCCAGTTGTTGATTCACCAATTTCTATATCCGATGCGTTTCCTGCTAAATCGGAATCTCCCCTGAGTGCGGTGTCGATATTTACCATTGCGTCCCAAATATCCAGCTCCAAGGATTCCCTAACATCCGCAGAGGTTTGCATCCTGAAATACGCCCGAATAGTGAACTCGGTAACGCTGGAGCTATCAGCCAGGGTCATTTCCCTAACCGAGCGACCACTTACCCAAAAAGCCAACATTGGAGTTCCCTGTACACTTAACGGCTCGCCCCTTAGAACCGCAGTAAATGCCGGATCAGAAACCGTACTTAACAGAGCGTCTATTCGGTCTATTGCTCCTGATCTACTCATGAAAATTCCTCACGAATGGCACGTTCAAATAAATCGTCAACCGCTTTGGGTTTTTTGTTTAACCATTGGGCGGTATTCCTGAACATCCTGTAACCCTTAAATCTGGAGCGTTTATTCAAGGTTGAAACACCTTCAACCCAATATGAATAAATCAGATTTGCACCAAGTAATTTTTCACCCGCATCAATAATTGCGTGCAGGTTTTTTGTCGGATGTAGATAGCCGAGAACGTGCTTAAACAGGTTTCCAGTTTTAAACCCATGCCCTGGCGTTAACTGGCTTCTAACATCTTCCATTCCCAGGCGGGCTATATCAGTCAAAGCTCGGTTTCCAGCCTTCACAAGCCTGGCAGATGGGTTGTCGAAAAAAGCACCAGAGGTTTTCATTCTTGTCATTAGAAATACACCTCTGAGACAGGTGTTGTTGACCTGTATTGATCCAATGTGGACAGGATATTTGTAGCCGTTGAATCTGCCCTGGTTACCTGTTGCTCTCCGACTCCGATTGTTAAAGTTGTTCCCATGTCTCTATCTCTGAAATAAATTTTTGCGAGGTCGAGACAGGCCTGGACAACCAGAGCAGGATATTCATAAACGTATACAGATGCTCCCGCACTATGGCTTGCCGCCGTTGTACCGTTAACCCCTCTTTCCGTGGTGAGCGTATTAGATGAAATTCCTGTTATATACATTTGCTCTGAATCAACAAGAATTGTCTGAGCTGTACTTAACCCAGATGCATCATTAACGCCCCAGGATGTAACAGATGAAGAAACTGTTCCGGTTGTTGTTTTCTCTGTAGATGTGTCATTTGAGTAACCCCAGGTTCCGGCGATTGCCAGGGTTTGTTGACCCGCATGAAATCCCTTGCCAGTATCCTCATTGAGTTTCAAACTAACTTTTGGACTGGAATTATATGGTTCCAGCCAGAAATCCTGATTGTAGCCTTCAACCAATGTTTCAGACTGATCTCTGTCAGTTGATTTATATGAAGTGACAGAAGTGGTACTAATTAACCAATCATCAAGAACAATTATTGAAATCAGGTTTTCAACTGTCCCAATTTCATTGCTGTAGGATTGTTGAGCCATCAATTGAGGCGTGGAACGGAGTATTCCCTTTCCTATGTCGTAATAATGGGTTTCTGTTCTGGCTCCGAAACTCTGCATGCCAACATAATTGTCAATTCTTGTTGATGCCGTTTCCAAGATGCGTCTTAATACTCCGGTGTCACTTGTCCAACCGGAGCTGTAAGAAGTACCCGCCAGGTAATCCCGAAATGTGTCTATTGAGGCATATGTGTGCCTTGCCATTACTTGTTCTCTTCAACCTCTAATTTTTTTGTCTTGGCAGTCTGTTTCTGCTTTTCAAAATTTGTCGGATAATCGTTTGCCAGTTTTGCGGGGATGTCGTAAGACTCCCCTTCGGTGTAGACATCTCCTGTCGCCCCGAAACTGACTGTTCTCGTACATTTCACTTTCACCATTGTTTTCCCCCTGGGGGGGCTAGGCGGGGGAATATGAAGTCCGGAAGGAGTAAACCCACCTAGCCCGAAATTTCGCTATTAACTAGCGGCACACTTTAGAATCTTGAAAGAATCTGTAAGTGCTATTTGTCCATCTCCTCTGCGAGTGGCAAAGAATCCGACCTGATCGTTGCCCATGTAGAGCGAATCATTTCTGCGGATCGTCATGCCAATTCTGTCGAAAATGTAGTAGTTCCTGAAATCTCCAAGAACTCCAATTTCATTGTTCGCAGATAGTGCAGTCGCAAGACCGTTGTTACTTGTGTCATCTGCATTAACTACAGCCTTTCCAAGCAAGTTTGTGTCTGGACTAGCTGTTAAGCTGTCAATGCCTGTAACTCCTGCCGCCGTTGACTGTATGGAATTAACAACTTTGGTAATCAATGAAGGCATAACCCATGTGGCGTTCTGCCTGAATTGAGAATTAAGTGTGTAGAAAATTCCAAGCAAATCAGCAGTTGTCAAAGCACCTGTTGCCGCCATTACATAGTCAGCAACGCTAGAGCCTAAAATACCGTCATACTGAGCGGAATCATTACCGTTCAATATTCCTGCATCTTCAAATCTTCCTGCGGCCTCGGTGAATAACTGGCTAAGTAGGGCGGGCAAGTTGACTGCCGAGTCATCAAGCAATTCCCTGGTTACCTTGACCAAACCGCCAGACTTCTCTATTGAGAAAGCCACTTGACCGACCGTTGGGGTCTGGTCGCTAAATGCCGCCTCTTCAGCTATTGCCGCCCAGGATGCACTCGCCAGGGTTGGAACGTATCCATCCTTGCTTGCAACCCTTATAACGGTACTGAGTGGCCTTAATTGTGACCCTGGTACTCCTGGGTCATGTATAACCTGATTTATAAACTCTTCAGGCACGAAATATCCACCTTCTGCATCTGTATCTTCCTGCATGGCTTTTACTTCGTCTGGAGTTGCGGTCTTCCAGAAAACATCTTCAGATGGGCTTTGCATCCACTTGACGAATGTATCAGTCTGGACTCTAGCCTCTTCTTTTAGATTGTCTCCCATCTGCTCCTGAACCCACATTGGTTGAGCGTGGGCGGGTAGACCTTTCACCCAGGTTGCTGGCTTGTAATTAGCCTTCGTTTTGGCTGTTGTGTCATTTGGGTCATATTTTGCAACATCTGTGGACGCAACCGGAATCTCATTAACAGGTCGATTTAATTCTCCGGTTAATGCCTTGAGTTTCGATTGTGCCGCTTCCAGTTCGTCAGCTTTCGCTATCTTTTCGGAAAAATCTGCCATCAGTTTATTTCCCTGGTCAACTTCACCTTTTTCAAGGGCTTCTTTTGCCAGGCTTAATAATCCGTTGGCACTCTCCCGCAATTCTTTTATCTCCATCTCACGCTCCTAATATCTGCGTTTCTTTTTTTTGCCCATCACTTGATAATTCCTCCCTGCTGAGATTCCAATTCCAGTAATCTCAACCTTGCTTTTGCCAGTTCCAATTCCGTGTCTGGGGCAGTTTCAACAACCGTGCCAGAGGCGGGGGTTTCTGGTTTTTCACCTGTATATACTTCCAATAATGTCTTCGGTTCCTCTTCAGATTTCGCTGAAATTGTCTGGGTTTCCGGTGATGCTCCTCTTAAAACAGAGGAGATTTCTACCAGGTCTAAATTCTTGATAATCCGAACAGTCCGATCTCCGTCAGTTTTGAATTCAACTGAGTCTTCCGGTATGTTGAAACCAACACTCCACTCATCCACAAAACCGCCCTTCACATTAGAAAATGCGTCACGTCCTAGTTCTGTGTCTAAATTGAATTTGATGGTTGCTAATAACTTGTAATAATCGCCCAGGGCTTTGACCACTTCTGCGTCTTCAAGTTTTCCAACAACCTTGCTTTGATCGTGTCCCTGGAGAACCGCAATTGTTTTACTTCCATTGATAGATTCATTGAAAGCATCTTTGGAAATAATGTCGTTGTCAGCGTCTGGAACTTCCATAGAATTAACAAACGCCTGAACAACCCCTTCATCCTGGTCGAGAACTTTTAATTCAGATGGTGCGGTTTTAAATTCCATGATTACGCCTCTTGCATTTCTGGTTTGTAATTTCTGTCCATTGGAGTCCATGAGAGGGTTCCGTTTGGATGGTCGGAGATATTTATTGCGTCTTCAGCGTGATAAATCTGGTTATGCCTTTCAATACAGGTGCGACCATATGGATCACCAGGGTCAACATATGTGTCCCCTTCATCTCCGTCTGGGTCGGTAGCCCTTAACCAGTCGAAACCCTGTTGTCTGAAAAAACCAACAGAGGTCATGTTTTGCGACCTCATAATTTCTGTGCGGGCGATTAATCTTGCCCTGACTTTGGTTTCACCTAATTTGGTTCTCAGTCCAACAAAATTGTCAGCAGGAACGCCCCTGGCTAACATCTCTACTGAGTAACCTCGGTTTATAGCCGTCTCAACGGCGTTTTGTACGACTTTTCTGGTGGTTCTGTGGATTATGGTTGCCCTGGGGTTTGCCTGGGTAACAACTGACTGAACTGCGGATGCCTGTTCTGACCATTCCAGTTCCCCCGCAACACCTGATGCGTTTATGTGACCGAATGTTCTGCGGGTAACATTAATGAAGGCGTTATGTAATATATTGGAGAGTTCCCCTAATTCCGCATCTGGTACGAGCTGTGACCATTCAAAGGGAAAGTCCTTTGTCTCGAGTTCGATATCCCTCTCCATGTACCGCCCCAGGTAGCCGTCGACCTTGTTTTTTATTCTGGTCAGATATTGGTTGAGTCTTTTATCTAAATCCTCAACTAAAACTTCTCTATCCTGTAAAAGAACCTGTCTCAATTTGACTGCCCTGGGTGCAACTGGATCGAGTCGTTTTAATTCACCAATTGCTCCACCCTGTTCAATCGCCATCGGCATATTATTTTCTAAGGCATTACCCTCAATAATGTTGATAGGGATTCGTCTGACCTCACCCTCTGTAATAGAGTCCTGCCCAACCATTTCCCTTGCTTCATTAAGAGTGATAATGCCGGAAGTAAATAATGTCGTTGCCCTGGTTGTTACCGAATCTTTATCTTCCAGAAAAGCCCTCATTTGGGAGAAATCAACCATGATTTGACCGTCATTGGGAAAGTCGGAATAAAAACAATAATTAAAGAACCGGACAAACCGTTCTATTAATGGTTCTAATGTTTCGGAATGGAAAGACAGCCTGGCCTCTTTATAGTTGCTGAATGTGGAACGTTGCAATCCCACATTAGCCCCTACCAGGATTGCGGGAACACCTAACACCGCACATATTCTGGACTCAGTTAAATTGTGCAGTTCTGTTAGTGCCATATCAGACGGAGCTGAGGCCATCTGTTGAAATTCGGCATCATCATCAATGACTGCCACCTGGTGCATATTTTGCGAACCCCCAAATGTGGAACGCCACCTTGAGCGGATTCTTGTTGCTTCTTCCTGGGACGTTAATCTCCGTTTGATTTTTAACAAGCCGGAAGGAACACCCGCATTTGAAAAATACGTTTTGGCAAAATCAGTCATCAACATATCGAGATTAATATTCTTTGCCAGAACGTGGAGCGGGCTTAATCCATAAACGTCACCGGATGGATTAGGAAGTGCCATGTGAGCAACATCTTCATAAGGTAATTCATATTCCTTGCCGTCTATCTCATATGCATAGGAATTGCGACCTGTTTCGTTGGGTTTGATCGAAACCCTATCCGGTCTGAGTAACCATAACGCCCCGACCTGGTTGCCCCTGTTTCTTTCCTTATATACATAAACATTTCCGGCGACTTGAAGATAAGTGACAGCTCTTTCGATCCATGTATACCAGTCATGTTCGGGGTTGGGATTTTTGACCAGTTTAGCCAGAGGAGAATTATCAATTTCAGTAATTCCGGAGTCATCTTTACGACCAACAAACCACCTCGCACCGGAAACTCCTGTCGACAGCTCCCGAATACAAGCGTGAACTATCTCTGACCTACCGTAGCCCTGGGAAGCAAAGTTTTCATAATTATCTGTCGGATAAACGACATTCGTTAAATCCGACACGACAGGGACGGTTGATGAAATATCTGTTTCTATTTGTTTGGTAAACAGGTTCCAAAATGCCAAGCAAACCCCAATGGCTTGAGGGTACTTGCCTTGACCACCATCAGGATTGAAGTGAGATCAGTACAAAGGAAGAAACAACAATGTACCGACCCCACAGATGTCACCGTTGAAAATATCGCCCAAATCTCAACTTAACATGCTCATTATCTCATTGTTACAAATACCTTGTCCAATTTTTAAAATTGCGTGACTAAACCCTTGTCTATTGTGTAACATAGTGTTACAATACATACATAGAAACAAACAGGAAGGAGAACAAAATGACAAACGAAATAAGAACAATAGAAGCCCACGAATCCGAAGATGGAAAGGTTCACCATTTCGGGCGATGTACTTCAATAGTGTGTTACCAAGTATTTGACACCAATGACATTACAGAAGTGGTGAGAAATCAATGGGGTCAATTCATCTGCATCCCATGCAAAACAGACGGACGAAACGGCTAGATTAAAATACCAGGTATCCAGGAGAACAAAATGAAAGCACCGGATAAAATACAAAATAAAATAGATAACATGATCGAGTTGATACAGGAGATATCTTCTGAGCTTGAGTACATATCATATGATTATGACGATCTCGATTCAAACGAACAAAAACAGATTCCAACAGTCTTAAAAAACATTGAGTCGCACTTGAGAAAAACCGCTCCACTTTTTACCCATTTAACAGGAAACAACAAACCAGATTGGGGAAGTAAATAAAGCGATTAATCAACAAAGTTAACCAGGAGAACTAAATAACATGAAAAAAAACCCTGTGATAATAGTTAATAGCGAAACTGTTACCAATGTGTCCATAGATCATGCCGATTTTATCGGGGATGGGGTTGTTTTGGAGATAGATTTTCTACTGTATGGGAAATTAGTCGGCAATATAGAATTGGAACATCCCAATATTGATGCCATTCGGGAATTAGCCTCGATGATTAATCAGGTGGCAGACAAGTGGGAAAAAACGCATTCACCATTTTAGGGGCTTTAACTGTCTTACTTTTTAGATTTTCGCCTGATAGGGCTTTCCGGAAATCGTTCATTATATTGGTCTATAAGTTGCTTTATTCTTTGACTACTTAATCCGACACAATCTCCTATTTCTTTCAATGTAATTCCAGGATTCTTAATACATAAGTCATTAATAAGCTGATATCTCCTTTCAAATTTTTGGATAGTTTCGTCGTCATATTTTCCATATGGTTGATGAATGTAATATGACTGTAATCGCTTTTTAAACAAATTCGAAAATTTCATTTAATCAACGGTATTTTTCGCCCTACACCTGGGACATATAATTACAGTCCCCTGCCCCGCCTTCTCAGCAAGTAACTTCTTGCATTGCTTGCACCGTAAATCTTTCACTACTTGTACCATTACCAAACTCCATAACCTGGCACATTATTAGACCCATAAACTCCCAGGGCTAGAGCCATAACACAGTCGTCATGCAATCCCTGGGGAGCCGAATATCTAACTCCGGTTCTTGTGTATTCATATCCGAAAGCGTCCAATTCGTTCACAATGTCCCCCTCTGGGTATTCAATATTCTTTGACTGTATTGCAACAGACAGTCCTTCCATTAACCGTTGTTTACTAGAAGGGCTAAAATGGTAGCCCTGGACGTTAGATAGCGACCTCTGTAGACGTTCCACAATAGGGTCACCAACACCTGTTGAGTCAATAATTGCCGGAGTATTTCCAATTGCTTTTATAATCCTGCCCAGGGTTTCTTCCCAGGGTAATTGAAATCTTTCAAATCTGCAGACCCTGTTATTTGCGTCCAATCCAATCGCCACCGTCCAGTCGACCGATTTAGCCAGGTCAATTCCAAAAACTACCGGAGCCTCTGAGGATAGAGTTCCAATACATTCTTTAATTGCTGACTGTCCGAATGGATTACCGCCGTCATCAGAAGGTTCGGCTAAATACAACTCCTTGAATACATTGTCCGGCAATTGTGCTTGAGCTTGTTCTATCTCCTCTATATCCAAAACTCCGGCATCAACTGCGTCATAGGCGGTTAGTTTTGCATAATGCCAATTTTCTACACCACTCTCTGCCATTCGTGCCAGTTTGTAAGCCCAATTCCTGCGACCCTTAACGTTTCCAATAATCCTGATGGCGCCCCTGGTTGCAGTTAGCGTTGAACGTATAGCATGCCAGGATTCTTCCCTTGCCCTGGTTGCCTCATCTATGACAGCTCCATAAACGTCCTCACCGTACAGGTTGTCCGGTTTCTCTGCGGTCTTAAATGCCACCGTCGCACCGTTGACCAGGGTAACAGTTAACTCCGATTCATTAGAGGTGTACACACTAACGTCAAGGCCTCTTTTTAATCTGCGAAATGCGATTTTTGCTTGAGGGTATACCGGAGCAATCCACCAATATGCCTGACCATCCTGACCCCTCATTGCCTGTTCCAGAATCCACGCTAAACATGCAACAGTTTTCCCACACTTTGTTGAACCTTCGATTACTGAATATCTATGTTGGGAAAATATTGCTTCCTTCTGTTTTTGGTACAGATTCGGGGGCTTGTATATAATCGTCTGCGTTGTCATTCGATGCCTCAATTTTGAATGTAATTGGGGTTTGACTAACCTGGAGACTGTTTTGTTGGATTGCCATATTAATCAGAGGCTTATCAGGTATTACTCCGTTAACCTGGTTGATTCTATCCATAATCTTTAGCACCCTGTCAATGGCGGCGGGATCGCCTTGCATTGCGGAATCCCATTGTCTTAATAACAGGGCGTTATATCTTTCCATTTGAATGGTTCTGACCTCATCAGCATTACCGATGCTTTCCCTGGCTAAATCTCCAACAACCTTGCGAATATCCTTACTGACAAGACCATGCGAGATATTTTCTGTTTCCGCAATCTGCCTGTCTGTTGCTCCCGCAACTTTCATCTGCAATATTCGATAACGCCTCAATTGGGCGTTCACTTTTTTACCGTTAGGACTAGGCATCAATTAAACCCATAAATTCGGCTCTTGCTTCCGGTTTATCTCTTAAAACACCGCTCATGTAACTGGTTACAATGTCGGAGTTTTGTTTACCTACACCTCTAGACATCATGCAATGATGCTTTCCTTTTAATACCACTCCAACCCCTAAAACCCCACCTGTTTCAATTGCCTCTCCTATCTGACGAGTTATCCTTTCCTGAATCTGCAACCGCCTGGCATAACAGTCAACAATTCTGGCTATTTTGGAGATTCCTAGAACCTGACCATTGGGGATATATCCAACGTATGCTTTCCCATAGAATGGCAACATATGGTGTTCACACATGGAATAGAACTCTATATCTCGTGCTATCACCATTTCGTCAGTATCGTCTTTGAACCATTTCAACAGCTCCTGGGGGTCTTGGTTATATCCGGCATAAAGTTCAGACCAGGATTTAACAACCCGCTCCGGTGTTTCCACTAATCCATTAGAACCAACATCCTCACCAATATATTCAATGATCCTGGTTACTGATTCCGCAATGTCAGCTTCCCCGCTTTCCTCCCAGGGAAACACAACCCACTCATTCTCGAAATCTCTGATTTTGTTATATAAACACAAAATTGGAACCCCATATTTGCTCCACTCATCAACTGTTCTTCCGCTGTCCACAATATCGTCAATTATTAAATCGGCTTCTTCAGGTGATTTTGCAACGGTGGCGGTTGTCATTAAGGTAATAAGCCCCTCAACCACTTTGCCACCTCTGGGAATCCCATAAATAGCCTTTCCTTCACAACGATCCAGGAAATATTCGATTCTGTTTTCTACATCTTGCCAGGTTAAATAAAGCACTACTCAACTCCAATTACTTTGTGCGTCTGTACTGATAATCTCCAATCCTGGGCTTTGGGTAAGGAATAAAGTTTGGACAGAGTTAATTCCATGTTTTGTTTGCTAATGTCCGCATCTTCAGCTTCTATAGGTTGTAGCCATCGGCTCTTCGTTCTCACGTTTAAATAGCCCTCTGGCCTTATTAGCGGGTTCGGATGGGGATATAACAATTTAAGACTGTCACACCATCTCTGCTTTGTTTGTTGGTCGGGTAATTTTGGTGACATGGTTAAATGGTCAATATTGGATAAGGTTCCCTCTGGAAACAGTCTCGTCCCATTGGTTTCAACACCTATCTTGAACCCCTGTTGTTTTATAGCCAGGGCAAGAGGTTTATCTAACTGCAATGCGGGTTCACCGCCTGATATCCAGACCCAACCAACGCCAGGCATTGCAAGCTCTTTTACCTGTTCCATAATGTCATTTTTAGACATCATTTTTTTACTCAGGAAATCAGTATCACAGAACGGACACTTCGAATCTGCCCTCGTTTCCGGTCTACCGTCCCACATATTGCAACCGGAGAACCTTATAAAGACACAAGGTATTCCCGCCATTGCTCCCTCACCCTGTACAGTTGTGCCGAATATCTTATGGATTCCGTACTGTCGCCGAGCTTTTTTCGGTTTCATATAACGTTAACCTCTCAATTGTTAGGTGTTCCGGTAAATCCTGCAAAATATCAAAGTGAATATCCATTGCTAACCTTTCGGCAGTCGGTTCATAGTAGGCATGAGATACAACCGAAATAATGCTTCGATTTTCACCGTTAAACCTGGGGTCATCTGCATTTACATGAAATGAATGGTCATAATGTTCTTCGATTATCGGTTTAACCACTTCATCAAGATCACCGAAATCAGTTACCATTCCTGTCGTTTTATCTACCTCTCCACTCACCTCAACTTCCATCCTGTAATTATGTCCATGCGGGTTATAACATTTGCCTTTATGCCGATATAAGGCATGCCCCATCTCCCAGGCGTATTCCCTGGTTATTGATACTTTCATTGCGTCCACCTCTTTAAAAATCCCTTCTGTCTGTTATTTCTGCCAGTTGTATATTCCTGCAACGGTGCTTTAATATCTGAAATTAATTGTTTTAATAACCGGAGATAATCTCGTCCCCCTATAAAAACAACAGGCGGGTTTCTCAAGATTTTCAATTCCTTTATCTGCTTTTCTACTGTTGCAATATCCACAGCCCCCTCAATTCGATTTTGACTCCACCAATTTGTGACTCCCTTAACTTTTACTTCATACGGTTCTAATTCGGTGTCCAAAGTAACGATTCCATACTTAGCAGATATGATGTAAATGTCCTTTCGTTTTGCCCACTTACTGGCACACCGTAAACATGACCGAAAATAACTCCCTGTATAAAGTTTCCATGCAGGGCTTTTTTCTTTTCTTTTTGTATGTCCGCAGGAAATAATTACGATCATTTAAACTTTTATAAACTCCACATATTGAGTCGGGTCTTCCATACCTATTAATTCAAATGCCTCTTTTCGTTCCACGCACGTTCCACAAGTACCGCAATGAAACTCATCTCCCTTGTAACAGCTCCAGGTCTGGGAATAATCAATCCCCAACTGCCGTCCTAACTCCGCAATATCGGCTTTGCTTTTATCGATAAACGGTGTCCAGAGTCTGAGGTTGGGATGACCATGACCTTCAACGGCACATCTCTGCATGAAATCAAATCTGTCCACAAATTCCGGTCTGCAGTCTGGATATATGGCATGATCTCCGGCATGCATGGCCGCACCTACTTTGGGAACGTTTAAAGAAACCGCCTGGGCATATGCGACTGTTAACATGATGGCGTTCCGGTTTGGTACTACCGTCACCGCCATTGTTTCTTCCTCATAATGACCGTCCGGCACTTCAATAGAATCATCGGTTAGAGCTGACCCACCTAAAACCGAATTAATTCCGGATATGTCAATTACTTTGTGCGGAGCGTCTATATTTTTTGCAAGTAACTGGGCATATTCGATTTCCTTCTTATGTCTTTGCCCATAATCGAAAGTTATTAAATAGGGTTTCCCATGATGCTCTTTTACCAGGTGAGCCAGGGTAGCCGAATCCATTCCCCCACTAACAACAAGAACATGCGAATAATCAGTCATACAAAAACCTCCGAATCTTTTTTATAAGCCATTAAGCACATTTCCAACGCCTGGCGGGTTGTTAGTGCGAGAAACAATTTGGTTTTGAATTGTGTTTCTACATCCATTGCATAGCGAGTCCAACTCTGGCATCCCAGGGTTCGTGAGATAGACCAACCGCCACGCCAGTTCTTTTCTATCTGCAACTCCCTGGGATTAAATCCATAGGATCGAATTATTTTCCACATTTGAGAGGATGGTGCAGTTTCTATTGCCTCTTTTTTACTGTATGACTTAAATACACCCTTTCCCATATACACCGATATCTGCCCATATCTCCCGCCGGATTCCCAGGACGAGGCATCACACGAGAAGGGTTTGTAATGTCCCACCATTGATGAATGAGTTAATCCCAACCAATGCAGAGGACGGTTTTTATTTTTACTGATAACGTGCTTTAAATAGCCCTTGCTGTTCTTTGTACCTACCAGCCCACCAATGCCAACAATGTCACTCGTTTCATAGTAATAATCCAGGTCATCCAAATCCGAACCCCTGGTGAATATAGGTATTGGTTTGAATCCTCTATTCAACATAATTTCATAATTCTTTTTTGTTCCCTGGGAATCTCCGATTTTGTCCAGTACAAAATACCGCCAGGGCTTAACAGGCAAAGATTCCAGAAAATCCATATATTCCTCAACCGAAGTTTCTTTCCCCGATTTCCAGTCAGTAAAAGCACCGGAGTCGATTAACAGGCGTATATCTCTCTCATGTTGAGATATAAACGAAACCATATCTCGAGTCATATACGGATAAGCAATTAAGAGATTAAGCAATTTCTATATCCGGCATATCAATAAATATTTCGTCCAACATGTCCACTATTTCGGATTTTCTGTCGGCGGGACACTCGACAATTATTTTGCTTGTTATTCCCTGGTCTGTTTCGTTTATAGAATTAACGGCATCAAATTGCGGTTCCCAATCTCCCAGGGGTTCAAAGCCTGGCGTAATACCGTTGCGAATGTTTTCTAATAATTGGCTCACCCTTGAGTCATCTGATTCGATGTTATCTAACAGGTTAACGAGTATCGACTGGTCAGAACCCGCCATGACAGAGATAGGGTCGAGGGTTGTAAGAATTAAATCTGCTTCTTCCTCAGTAACATCCAACACCAGAACCGGAACAATTGCATCCGGTGTTGTCTCAGCCCTTAAATGTCCGTCAATTAAAACAAGCCCCTCGTCTGTTTCGTATGCAATAAGTGCATCTGCATATCCTATCTCCTCAAGTAACCCCGCCATTGCGGTCTGCTGGGATGGTGGATGAGTACGCCAGTTTTTGGGGTTTGGAATCAGGTCTGAAACCGATACCCGCCGAAAATCTTTAATTCGGTCTTTGACAATACCATGATCCATTGTCATTGCTTACCCCCATATGCTTACACGCTACTTGTACAAATTTGGTACAAAGTTTTTTTGTTGAAAATATGGGCGTTTTTATAAATATAGAAGATTTGTGACTATAAACTAAATTCTTTCATGGTTTTTTTATTTATATGTAAGAGTACCTGATAATTCGTAAAGTGCAGGTCGTCAGTTCAATCCTGACCGTTGGCTCCATCTTTTAGGAACGAAATCGCCTTATTTTGATAAGATTTCCAATTTATTAAATTAAATTTTGTACAAATTTGGTACAAATCTCTTCTCATCTTATATCAGTTCTCAATTTTCTTGTCCAATTGAGATTGGTATTTTTCAACAGCTTCCCGCACCATTGTTTCGAATTTCTCAACCGCTTTTTCGTCCTGTTGCGGTATCCGGTGCATGTATCCCATGCTCGTCTTGATATCCCCATGCCCGAGCCTGGCCTGGACGATTTTCGGGTTTCCTGTTTGTGCCATGATATGAGTGGCGTGTGTATGCCTTAAATCATGCGGTCTGAATAAACCTTCTAACTTACTGCCTTTCAAACGTCTACGCCATTCATCTCCCCAGGAATCAGGATTGATAAACCCACCGGAGTGAATCATGTTGCAATCATTGCAATGGGAGTTTGTGTATGCAATGTCCCTGGTGAATAACAGGTCGTCTAATTGAAATGGTGATAATCCCAATTCCTGACGTTCTTTATTTCTTTGATCTAAATAAGCCCTTATCATCAGAGCTGTATTAACTCCAATAGATTGAGTTCTTAATCCTTGTCCTTTATTTTTATTCTTTTTGACGTTCTGATGATAATAAACGCCGTCTACATAAGTTAATTTCTTAATTATTGTTACTGTTAAAAGATCAAGGTTTATGTCTCTGATTCTTAATCCCAGAATCTCACTTCGCCTGGCACCGATATTTAAAGCAAAGAAATATGAATGAAACCATTTATTGCCTTGCAGTAAATCCAACATCAATGCAATTTCTGATTCTGACAGATATCTTTCCGTCTGGTCTGGTGCTTCCGGTTTTTCTACTCCGTCCATCGGATTGTATTTCAACGGAATTGTTTTTCGGCCTTTCGCCCAGTTAAACATCGCCCTCGTTACATCATAAGTTTTTATTGCTGATGCTGTTGTATGTTTTGATTTCTTTCCGTCAAAACGATTAGCAAGGGTTCTTTCCAACATGTTTTCAATATGATTTTCATTTACTTTTAAGATATCCAGATTCCCCAAAACCGGAAGAACGTGATCTTTTAATGTCTGCCTGTAGACTCTGACGGTTGTGGGCTGTTTTTTTGAGAATGTTTTTTTGTCCCACTCTTTTGCCAGGTCTAGAACGGTCATCTTTTTACCCAGGAAAATTTCACCGTCTTCCATTTGAGCCTGTATACGCCGCCACCTCTTTAATGCCTGGGCTTTTGTTTCACCTATTGCTCCGCCGAATTTTTTTCTTTTATATTTACCGCTAACAGGGTCTTTATATGAATGAAGTGTGTACCATTTACTGCCTCTTTTCTGTATTGATGCCATTTATATCTCCTTTCCTAATAACGAACCGTAATATTGATTATTATCTGGAGTCAGCATGTAACCCTGATCATTAAGATACTTTTGCACCGTTGAATATAGAACCTGATGATCTCTGTGCGAGTATGTGTATTTTGAAGGATCGCTGTCCATTCGTAAATAAACCCTTTGACCGTATGGCAAAGGAACAATAACTAAAAGAGCAACAACAGGAGGGCTCTCAAGTCCTCTCTTTGCGATTTCATCTGCATAATTAAATACGCCACCACTTGGAAATTCTTTTACCAGATACCTAGCCAGTAAAGATTCTGTGCTTCCAAGAACTTCAATATCACCCTCACCTGAACCCTCAACACCCTTTGCGTACACCTCGATTTCAACGTCGGCATACCCCTTATAGGCATTGAGTGGTTTGTCCCTTCTGATAGACAGTCGGAAACTTGGGATATGAGGTAATCGTGTCACTATCTCGTCATGCAACGCCCTTAAACCGAAAGCCCAACCGCTATCTGGAAACATATCGGTCAGCTTATCCATTGGCGGCCTTGCCGATTTAATCAATAAATCACCACCAGATACAAAGCTCACGCAGTATTCAATGTGCTTCTTCATTAACTCCAGAAGGTCATCCCCCATACGATTAGAAGCAGTTTTAATGAGCTCAATCGCCTCTTCGGCAATCGGGTTCATATATGGTTTTGGTTCATTTAAGCCCAAATATTCAGCCATGCGGATTTCGTTGTGCTTGTTTGGCCTCGTCGATTGCCCGGCAAGTAACCGCTGGACAAAGTTTTGTGCAACGTTGGCATCCTCTGCGATTTTTCGGTTGGATAAACCTTCTTCGACTTTTTTCTTCAGAAGGGCATTTTGCATGATTTCTGTGGAAATTCCTGAATTATCCATAATATCCATCTCCGTTTGTGACTGATGATCTAACTATTTTCCTTGAAATTTCTTTTTTTTCTTAATAATATCGGTAACCCGCTTGATTAAATGGAATCTTTTAAATTTAGGATAATTTAATGACACAGAATATAAAAACGGTAGACAAACAATTAAATGAATTGGGTCGCCGGATTATCTGTAATATCGTTAACGATGCCATCCGGAAGAATTCCCCTGACCCTGTTAATCCTGCTGTTGAGTTCTTGCCTGTCCATCTTCGGCTAATGAGTGAAGTATCGTCATTAACAGCTGAACATTGTCAGGATGAATTTGTTTAATTAGTAAAACCGCCTCTTCAACCAGGGGATCAGGATTTTGCACAATCAGGTCTTCATCATCTATGTACCCCGCCAGGCGAAATAATCTTGCCCTGGGTACGTTCATCGCACTTGCTAATGCCCGAATGGTTTTTTGCCTGGGTTCGCTCCCATTTCTCATTTGAGTAAATAGAGCGTTCGGCAGTCCGGCTTTTTCAAACAGTTTAGAACCTGTTTTGATATCGCTGTTGGGGCGTTCTTTTCTATGTGTCTCAATCCAGTCTTCAATAAACGCAAAAATAGGCGTACGTGAATCTTGAGTCATAAATCCTTCCTTTTTCAATTCCGCAGTCATCTTAACTTATTGAAACGAGTTTGACTACACCTTGTGATTGCCTAAGAATGACAATATAATTGTTTTACTGTTATAAGTTGCTTATTATTATTTATTTATAAATATGTAAGTGAAACAGGGTTTTTATAGCCATCTTAGAACAACAAAAGGAGGACATTATGGTTACTGAAACGAAGGTTGTGTACGACCAAAAAGAAATGAACAGGTTGGCACATTACTTCACGAAAGAGATGTATGACCTGGAGCGTAATACAACTCAAATGACCCGCCTGTATGCCTTGAAGGAACTTGCACAAGACGTTCTGGGAGTTTCGCTCCCTCATGTACACGCCTTGCGGGAGAAGGGTTTAATCAAAACAACTCGCTCAAACGGCACTAACGGCAAATATCTCGTGTCATATAAACAGCTTGTTGAATACAAGGTATTTCTTGCCTTAACTGCTGAAGGTATACCGGAAGAAGACGCTCTAACACACGCCCACAACGCCTCAATAGGAAAGGAGATTTAATTATGGGAACTGCTATCGTTGATGCCCAAATCGAAAGAATTACCGCAATTTCAACTCATTATATGGGGGATGCCTGGGAATGTCAGATTCCCGCCAAAGGAATATGCACCTCACCCGCTTTTCCATTCACTTTTAAAATCCGCCGCACAGATGGAATTGAATGTCCTGTAAAAGTAGGGACAACCAAACTCCTTCTGGAACTAGGGTCTAAAAAGAAGGATTCAAAACGTGACGACCTGTTTGGTTACTGGATAAATGTCATTGATTACAACGTTCAAGGCTCTGTGACCGCAACAGATTTCGACAGGGCATCATCTCTGTTAATGGATCAAATACCCGCACCGGAACCAGTACCTCAACCCGCACCGCAACAAACCTCTCAAGATGTCTATTCACCTGAACTGGACGAGTGGCAACACATAGAAAACAACGACCCGAATGGGGTTGTAGAGGTTAACCAACCTGACGGCATGGGGATAGACATGAAATTAAATATTCCCGAATCAGTTGATGAATATATAAATGGTTTTGATGTATTTCCCGACCCTAGAGGATTTGCAGACTTCGATATTAACAAGCAAAAAATTTATGTAATGCAAACCGCCATTGATAAGGCAAAAGACTACATTGTCCACCTGGAAGGAATGGACATAAGCATTACCTGGGATGACGACACCAGACAACAAGAGCTTGCCAGGTGGACTGAAATTTTTGCGAAATTAATCTGGGGTCAGCACAAATAATGTCTGGCTCTTATTTAGATAAAGCCGTTTCAATGTTTATCAACAACGATATTCCTCTGGACGAAAAATGTGTCTTGATGTTTATGTGTGCCAAAACAACTGACGGCAACCTCTCTATCTCCAACAGGGAATTATTAGGTCTAACTCGTTTTACACCAGAGCGATTAAAAAAGACCATTAATTCCCTGGTGCAACGTGGTTGGCTCGTATTGCTCAGAAGAGGCGGGGGTCAAATTGTGACTCAATATGAAATTACATTAGAGGGGGGTCTAAATCCAGAGGGGGTCAAATCTAGGGGGGGTGAAAAACAGGGGGGGTCAAATCCAGAGGGGGGTCGAAATATACCCCCTCTGAAATCAAACACTATAGTAACAAACAACCCACCTATAGAACCCTCAACTTCCCCTTCTTATATAAATATAGATATTAATAAAGATATTAATAATACAGGGGAACCGAAACACAAATATTCTTCTGTTATTGAGATTCTCAGGGAAATAAAAGATTACAACCTTAACCCTGGAAAAGAACACAACCTGATGAACAGGTTACTCAAAATGAATGTATCGGTAGAACGTGCCGAAAGATGTGCCTCTGAAATTTATACCAACCTATTTTCCCACCACTCTAAAGACGGTTCCATTCAATGGTGTTACCGCCAATCTGTAAGCGGTAATAAGAAGGGTTATCACCAGAATTTAGACGGTTGTTATTGGAACTGGTTGTTGAGGGATATCAAACAAAACAGAAACACCAGAAGAAATAAAACAAATGTCACATCGCCTACTCAATCAACCTGGTCAGATATTGCCAGTAAAAGGAACGCAATAACCAATGCTGAAGACGCTTGAAGATATAAAAGAGCGAACATTAAAAACCACTTCTTTTCCTAGCTCCATTGCTCAATGTGGATTAAACAAAAAAACCGGATTAATTGACTATAACAAGGGATGCGGTCTTTTTGATGGGAAAGACGAATTGCTTCATTCAATAATGGAGATGAGCCGACCTCATGTCCCTGTAGAAATGGCAATTTGTAGTTGTGCCAGTTCTAGAGAGGAATTAGCCAGGCAACGTCACCAACAACGACTCGCAGATGCAAGGCTACCGCACCATACCTCAGTCCACAGAACGTTCGATAATTTTAAACCAATGGAAGGCACAGAAACCGCTCTTAAAGCCGCTCTTGATTTCACCCAGGGTATTGGTTCAAACATTTTGGTTCTTGCGGGCGGTGTTGGTTGTGGAAAAAGCCACCTGTTAGAAGCAATAGGACGAGAGCTGTTGAACCAGGGCAAAACTGTACGTTATCGCCTGGTAGCCGATTATGTGGACGATTTAAGGCAAGCAGAATCTACCAATACGAAATTCGACCTGATGGATCGGATTTATATAACTAACACAATGATTCTGGACGACCTGGGAGTTGAGCGGGTTAACGAATACGCCCTTGAGGAAATCACCAAATTAATCGAACACCGATTAATGGAAAGTGACCGGAACTGTCGGCTCGTAATCGCCACGAATCTGAATTATCAGGATATGACCAGACAGTTCGACCAACGTATTGCGGACAGGTTGTGGGCTACATCCCTGGACGAAGTTACAACCATTCCAATGACCGCAACATCTTACAGACAGCCCATCGGATAAAGGAGAAAAATGCCTAACACAGAACAACCCAACGAATTTGACCCTTGTGATTATTCGGTTAACGCCACCCATACAGACTGCCATGAGCAAGAAGTTGAAGAAGGAGAAGAACGAACCTGTTTATATCAAGATCCACACGTTTATTAGGAGTAACAAATGACAACAGAGACACCTTATAAGGACGCTCTTTTAGATTCCACCAGAAGAACAGTACCAAAACATGAAACCGGATTATGTGACAACTTCAAAGCAGTATCTAAAAGATATACATGCGTGAGCAATGTCGACCTGTTTTATCAGAAGGAATCAATAATAAAAACCAAATTAAGCAAAGCGTTAAACGTTTCAAAAAGAAAAATTAAAGTAATCCGACAACCGGAAAGGGAGAGCGGGTTTTACCTCAAAGGGCAATATAAACCTGTTATTAAGTACCTGGATGCCATTAAACGGTATTTAACCTCGGAAGACTACAAATCCCTCAACCCCATTACTGACCTGGCTGTATTTACCGCTAAAGACAAAAAACAGCGTCGCCTCTGTGTCAACTGTTGGGATCATAAAGATATTAATTCCAAGATAAAAGAGGACAAAGTTGCCTGAGTGATTGATGCGAATGAATTTATAACTGCATACCTTGAAAAAGAATGGTTAAACCAATCTGAAAAACAGTTTCAGGAATGGTTGGTAAGAGAGGCGAAATCAAGAGATTGGGAGCTTATCTATCACACCTGGAACAGCAAGAACTCAGCAAAGGGGTTTCCAGACCTGGTTATGTTGAAAGGTAACCGTCAAATATACGCCGAATTAAAAAGTCATAAAAACCGAAAAGGACTATCAGATGATCAAAAGATATGGATTAACCATCTGAGGGCGATCACATGTCAATGCGGATGCGGTAACAAGTCGAATGAGGTGTATGTCTGGTATCCAAAACACAAGGATCAAATATTGGAAGTTTTAAATGGCTAAATACAAATATACTCCAGATAATTGCCCAGGCCATCATTATATTCTTGATGCACCGGACGGCCTAGAACGCAAACCTACAGCAAGCGGAGCCTGTAAACATTGCGGGGACTTCGTTGAGGGGTTACCGAACCGATTTATTCCCAGAACGAAGAGGCGAGTCATTAAACAAGTTAATGGACGTTCTTACGAGGCAGAAATTGCGGACATAACCTACTCAAACAACGCAACGCCGTTTTTCTAATTGCCGACTTTAACTCTTTGAATAAGTACATCCAAATAATGGTCAACAGGGTTAAACATGGAAGGAATATATGTTCCTTCTTTCCACCTGTAAATGGTCATCCTGGTAACTCCTAATTCTTTTCCCAGGGCTTCCGGCAACCATCCATTTTCTAATAAAAATTTTATCTTCTCAGCTATTGTCATATTAAGAGTGTAACACGATGTTAAGCAATTTGAAAACTCAGGAACAAAGTCGTTGTCTATTTCGTAACATAGTGTTACAATAATCCTGTATTAGAACAAATGACCTAATTAACAGGAGGACAAAATGACAACAGTAACTAAGTTCCAGACCCGCTTCGGGGAAACCGCCTGGGCGGTTACCTGGGGGCCAGGGTTGACCCAGACGGTTATCTGCTCCTCTGAGGAAGAGGCCGCAGAGGTCGCAAAGACCCACAGGGCAGAGGCTCGATTCGTCGAGCCTCTGGTGGAGTTGGTTGCCTAATGTTTATCACCTTAAACGAATTTAAAGAGCAATATTTCGAACAATTAGCTGAAGAGCATGGTGAGAAACGAGCTTTAATCGAAACCGAAAAACTTACTCAGGATGACTGGATTGATTTAGCAGACCAGGGAGATATGACCAATGAAGAAATTAATTAAACGCATACGGCGACTGCGTATCGTGTTCGGATTTGACGGCAAACTCAAAATCATTTACAGGAGCAAATAATGTCTTATAACGGTTGGAAAAACAGAGAAACATGGCTGGTCAACGTATGGCTAGGAAACGATAAATTCGCCGATGAACATTCAAGAGATGTTGCTAATCAAAAGATTGAATTATATGAACGAGCCGACACCCTAAAAGAGTTCGTTTATTTGATGTGCATGGGCGAGGAACGAGAGATTGATGGACAGACTTCTGGCCTGGCTGTCGACCTTCTAAACGACGCAATCGAAACGGTTGATTTCAGAGAATTAATCCAGAGTTACGAGGAAGAAAATGAATAATTGTATCTACTGCAAAAACCCAATTTCCAAAAATTTAATAGCCTGTCGGGAGTGTATCCAACAAAATGGAAATCCATGTTGGAAATGTGGCATAACGGTTGGAGTCTGGCAATCTACTCATGATCCTAGTGTGTCTGAGGGAGCTTACATATGCAATTTCTGTACTAGCAAAATTGCCCAGGAACAAAAAGAAGCTGAGTTCCAAAAATTCCAAACCGATTGGCGGGAGCGGAAAGATTTAAAGAAAACATATACTGATGAGGAACTGGACAAAGCCGTTGAATATGACCTTTATGATCTCTTCAATGACTTTGTATCTCCCAACATTTACAAAGCATTAGAAGACCCAGATATGCAGAAAAGATTCACCGAGGTACGAAACACTATTGTCGATTTAATCGGTGAATATCGGCAAGAAATTAAATATCAAGAATATTTAGATATGCCCAATTTGTGCATATTCGATCCAAGCCTGGATTAAAAGGAAGATATGAAAAATGTTGTTATACATCCCGCCCTCGATACTTTATCCCTATATAGCGGAATCGGAGGACTTGAACTCGGTCTTGCACAAGCTCTCCGAATTAACGTCCGTGCTTACATTGAGAGGGAGTTTTCGTGCGTCCGGATACTGGCACAACGATCTGAAGAAAACCGGCTCGATAAGGGTCTTATATACAGCGATGTCGAATCCTTCCCTGTTGAAAGATACAGAGACAAAATTTCTGTCATCATTGGGGGATTCCCATGCCAACCCTGGTCTCAGGCAAACCACACAAAAAACAAAGGCGAAACCGACAGCAGAAATGGTTGGCCTCAAGTCATCAGATTCATTCGCACAATTCGACCCGATCTCGTATTCCTGGAAAACGTTCCAAATATCCTTAATCACGAATACTTTGGAACAATACTCGGAGACTTATCCCAGGCAGGGTTCAATGCAGAATGGGGTTGTTTCCAGGGTTTGGACGTTGGAATCCCACAACACAGAGAACGGCTCTTTATACTGGGCTACGCCAACGACAAGAGACTGGAAGGATGGGGTAAGTTCAGATTCGGTTCCGGAGAACGCTCTACTGGGCAGACAAGCCCCGAACTGGGTGATCAGAAATCTGTCCCGCCTACCAGAGACAACATCGAAGGATGGACACAAGTGTGGACAGAAATGCCTGATCTTAAACCCGCTATTTGCAAACTGGCTACAGGGGTTCCCGATAGGATGGGGCAATTACAGATGTTCGGAAACGCAGTAATCCCCGCAGTCGCAACATTCGCCTTTAATCAGTTAGCCGACCGGATAATGGACAAAAAATAAGGAGATAACATGAATGAACCGGAATACATAACTGCACCAGAAGCACTTAGATATTTAGAAGAACGAAAGATGATTTCGAAAAATACATTTTATAAATGTATTAAGAACGGTGAAATTCCTCATATAAAACTTGGACGGAAAATTTTCATCAGAAAAGATTTTCTAAAACAAATAGCAGACCTCACCGCTTTAAAAATCCAGGCTGAAAACCAAAAAAAACCCAGATATTAAGAACCGTTTGAATCGCTGGTAATTACGTCCTTTGACAAAGCGATAATTCCCGCACCCGCTACACCCGCAATCTCTGGATATTGTTGGTAAATAGCAACCAGAGCGATAATCCCCAGGATGATAATTGCGGTCAAAACCTGGGGTCTTATATGTATTAATTCCCACCATTTTTTCGGCATCTTATAACTCCATATATCCTGATGATGTCCACCTGTACCAAATACCGGAACACTCAGGATCATTCTTTTTTAATTTCTTACCGTCACAGTAACCTCTATGCCTGGCTAAATCACACTCCCCTTCCTCTTTAACCCAGGAACCGAGTTCATCTTTACTTCCCCCAAAATAAGGGCGGGCATGTCCATTTGCTATAAGAAGTTCGTTTACATTTTGTCCGGTCGAGCCTATGGTTAAAGTTCCCAGAATACGGCCGAATTTACCTTTCCCTTCTTTGGTTGTTTTTAGGATTACGTCGCCTTTGTTTTCTGCCAGTATTTGCTTCAGAAACTGTTTGCTTGCCAGCCCCAGGGCTTTTTCTTTCAGGTTGGATGTCCGGCTTTCCGGCGTGTCTATCCCCATTAGCCGAATCGTGTCTTTTTGATAGTGGTCGAACCCCATGTCCAAGTCGACTTTTATAGTGTCGCCATCGACTACCCTGGTCACTTTTATTTTGTACTCGTACATTCTGTCTCACCTCATTAATTAAGTCCCATGCCACTCGAGTTAATGTGTTTCGTTCCTTGCCTGTTAATTTACGATCCTGGCTCGCTATCTCACATTCTTTTACCAGGCGTTCCAGAGTTGGGGCTACGGTGGGATATTTATTTAATATCCGAAAACATTTAATTGAACTATTTATTTTTCCCATGGAATTGAGTCCTCTTCCTGTTTCCAGTATCTCCAATGTCTGTAACGCAAAAAAGCCTCTAATCCCACGACAAGAACCGTCCCAATTCCAACCGCAGTAATTAATTTCTTCATTTCATCACGCTAACAGGCTTTTCAATATTTCCTGTAATTGTTGGAATCCCGCCAACTTTTACGGTGTCCGCAATTGTGAAACTCGCAGAATCTATTCCGGTTCCATCTCCCACAATAAATTTGTCTGTGCCTGTTCCTTTGAAAGTGACTGTTCCGCAATTTAAACCGGACATATTAATTCCGGCATCTCCTGTTAAATTAACCCGCTCAAATCTGATAAGACCAACTGTTGAGGTAGCGTTGGAACTGATTACAATTCTGTCGACAGTACCGGAGCTGACATCGGGAATATTTAAAGCTCCACGATTAGAACCGAATATGTAATTGATTGGATCACTTGAGAGAGTGGGAGATACCGAACTTCCGTCGGTTGTTGTTGTCTGCATATTAAGTGCATAAGCTGTAGAGGTGGACATTGTTAAATCTGGGGCTTTTATATCAATCAGTTCAAGGGTTTCGCATTGAATAACACCCGCAGAAGCCGCTATTTCAATCGCATCGGATAAACCTGATGCTCCAATGTCCATATCCTTAAAAACAATCGATTCTATCCTCGCACCGCCAATATTTAATTTCAGGGTCTGCGTTGCTACCGCTTCACTTGAATCTTCATGTGCCTTCCCTTCACCCAGGGCTTTCATAGACATCCTTTGAGATTCTCCGGCATCGTATGTTGCGGGAGCAGGATAAACAGGAGCCGCCGTTAAATCTTTAACCGAAAACATAATTGCTATTGCAATCGTTACTGCTGAAGTTAAACACCCCAGGACAATAATCTTTCCGACACTTCCTCCAATATTGAATCCAGTTACAGCCGGAAGCCGGAAGCTCATATCCAATGGAAGAGAAACTCCAATTCCAATCATGGGTATTCTTATGGTTGGGAAATAGACTCTGCGTTGTTTAATTATCAATTTAAATTTTCGCATTACTCATCCTTTCGGTCTTCAAACAATTTTCCAAGCCCTGCAGAAACTGGTATGGTCAAAACAGCCAGGGCAGTTAATAAACCTTCAATTGAATCTAATGTTTCCTTCGATGATGTTGCCGACCAGATTATTCTTGTTGCGAGAACGAGCCAGGTAATAACAACCGGAGTGAAAATAATTAGTCTCAACAGCTCCGAACCGCTCAAGGTGACTTTATTCTTATCTCCGTTGCCGTTACCTGGTTTCTTTTCCTCCTCAGTCACCGCTTACTCACTCAACTCACAGATTCCGCTATTATTTCGGCATCATGAACTACGCCGTTGCTGTTTCTTAATTTATCCAGTTCAGCTCCTTGCTTTGTAATGACAACCTGATACCGAATATTGTCGAATCGAGTAGCAATCAATGGGTCGCTTTGAAGCAAGGCATTAATACATTGGTTCAAATCTTCCTGCGTCAATTGCTCAAGAGATTCCTTGACGAAATTTCTCTGTTCTTGTGGTTGCTCTTGTGTCATTATTCAGCCGCCGTAAAGGTTGGAGTTGATGGTTTAGCCGCTTCAGTTATCTGTTTTTCAGCCGCATGGATAATTCCATTAGCCGCCGAGTTCGCAATATGTACCGAATACGTTGCGTCAGTGAAATCCACATCCCCTGCCACCTTTTGCTTATTCATCCAAGCAAGAGCATTAACCCTTGTCGCTGAAGGAATTGTTGCGGTCTTTGCCGCTCCTCCTTCTACTTGAACCACGATTGTTATATCTCCTGTTGCCATAGCTTTTTAGCCTCCTAATTTTTTTAATCTTTCATCAATTTCTTTAATCGCTTGAGTAAGTAATGGGGTCAATCTTCCGTAATCAATTGACTGCGGTTGAACGTCCCCATTTTCGTCAACGGCATCTTTTATTCCAATAACAGCTTCTGGCAAAACCTCTGCTAATTCATGGGCAAAGAAACCGAACTTTTCCCTGTCAGGAATGTTTTTAAAGTTGTATTTGTATGGCTTCATCTGGTGGATTCGGTCTATTGCATCAGTAATCTCAGCCTCATTTTCTTTGAGCCTATAATCTGATGTCGTGGAGTATGTTGTGGAACTACCGTCGTGAGTTATCTTTCCTCGTTCTGCCGAATCCGCAAATCGAATTAGACTCCTTGTCCCGCTTGCACCCTTGTTAAAGACTTCCATTGTCGGGGTCGTACTTGTTGAATGGTCTATGCCGACATAAATCGTGGATGAATTGACTAATATTCGTCTGGCTGACCCTGTTATATTGCTACCGACATGGATGCCATAGGTGTCATCTGTATCGTCTATTCCAATTGCGTAATCAACCGCATTACCGTTAAATGTAATAACTTGGTCTTCAGCACCACCGTCACCAATCCATAAACCTTCGCTCCCTGTCTGGGCGACTTGTGCGCCATTGTGATAGAGATAAACTCCACCGTATGCACAGATAATATGATTCTGGTTGCTACCATTAGCGTAAGCCTGAAAATACAAACCGCCGTCTTCTGTAGAATCAGTAACATCAATTGAGGTGGCATACATCGTTGCGTAAACGATATCTTCATCAGCAGTATTTTTTCCAATCCATCGTTGGATGCCCAGAAAATCACTATCTGCCGGACTGCCACCCACTTTCCACCAATCGAAATATGCTGAAGTGTTATCTGCATTAAAGTTCTTCAATGCGAAAGTAGGTGATGATGAGCCAGATGATTCAACTATTACGTTTCCGTCAAAGGTCGTATTTCCTGTACTGCTTATTCGCATGGCAGTATTACTGCCAAGGCTTGTGCCTGTTCCAATGACTAACCTGTTTGCGGAATCATCAAGACCAATGTGGAAATCAACTTCGTGTCCGTCATAAATTATTGTAGCGTTATCGTCTGTGTTGGCCTCACCAAGATAGAGAGGAGCATCGGGCAACCTCATGCTTGCGTCTGTCCAATCGAATTTAATCACGTTTTTCCATCCACTACCGTCATAGGCAATAAGCCAGAAATCTTCGTTAGTATTTCTTTTGCTCCATTCCCAATATATATGAGTGGCATCGAGTGTATCGTTACGCAACACATACCCACCATAAGAGTCATCAGCAACGTAATTGTAGAAGTAATTGCCTGTTCCATATACATTTCCGGAGGCGTTGATATCACCTGTTACGGTTAAAGTAGAAGACGTTAATGTGGCATAAGTAGTTCCTGCAAGGTCAAAATTAAGTTGCGTGGTTCCGTCTATGGTTATCGGATATGCCGAATGAATTAAAAGCCCAACCGAGGCTCTGGTATCGTAGTCCATTAGAATTTCAGAATATCGAGTGTCGGCAGTATTAAACGTCCAAGCAATTCCTGTAGCGTTTGTGCTAGTGGTTCCACCTTTTAGGTATACCCACTTACCGTTACCGTCTACTGTAATGTCGTCCTTAACCCTTAATGTTCCGTCTAGTTGGGTTGCCCCAGAATCTACCCATAAGGAAAAATTGTTTGTAGCCTCAGATGGGGCATCGGCAATATAAAGGGTTGTAGCGTTGGTAATACTGCTACCACTTCCAACCGTTATGGTCGGTTCTGTCAGTTTCATAGTAGAAACTGTAGTAATAGTTTCAGATACTGCCTGAGTAGTTATAGAACCGTAAGCCACATCAACCTGAGTTAAGTAGGTTGTATCGCCTGACGCTCCAGTTACAATCGGGCGTATATCGATACCTGATGCCGCCGAACTAGCTCCACTACTCGTAAAAGTAGGATTAAATAATGCGGCATGAGTAGATAAGCCAGTTTTATAAAACTGAAATATACTCGTGCTACTGCTAAGAGTGGCATCCCATCCAATATTAAGACAGTCACCAGAATCGTCTAACCCTATGTGATAATCAACTGCATGGCCGTCAAAACGCAACATTGCGTCATATTCTTGACTAAGTCCAATTCTGAATATTGGAGTTGCTCCCCCAGACATACTGAATCTTCCAAGACCCTGGGTTCCGAAATACATCATATTAATGTCGTGGTCATAAGACACAAAACCTGAGAGACTTGTATTTGCGGCATCGTGAAAGCTGACGGCTCCTACATCTGAACTTCCAGAATAGATAGTTATACCAGTATCCCCAGAACCGCCACCGACAATTAAATCGTCATAAGCAGTATTAAAACCTGTGGCAGTTGTTCCAACATTAACAGCCGTTGCGAATGTGGCAAGATTTCCTGCCAGCTTTAGAGTTTCAACCGCATTATCTGCGGTGAAGAAACTCATCAATTGCGAGTTGGCTGTTGCGTGATGGTTGTATTCGATTCTTCCTCTGGCGGTTCCACCAGACTCAAAAATAATCTCGCTGTCCTGACCTTCGTCTGTATCGGAATTAAGAATTAAATATGCGTCATTTGCTGTAGATATAACTTCAATCTGAGAAGCCCCAGACTGAGAGATTGTCAAATCAGCAGTCAGCGTCCCAAGATTTTTACTGTCTGTTCCTGTATGAGAATGCCCTGATGACGTATTTAATACATCGGCTCGCAGATTGTTATACTGTGCCGCCGTTGCCAGATCGCCTGATGATACATCTGCTGAATTAGCCATAATTTAACTCCATCCGAAACTGCCCCAGTAGACTTCGTTCCAATTTCCTGTTGTTTGATTTAATCCCGCTCTAGTCAGGTGAACTGTTTCTTCGACTACTGTGTTTCCGTTATAAAATTTGTACTGATAACCGTCGATATATGAATGTCCGGTAAACCCCATGTCTGTTTCTATAACATTGACCATATCGCTCAGTCTTCTATGAACCATCTGCATCAATGTCGCCTTATCGTTATTTATTAAATCGCACCGCATTCTTAGAATCGGTTCTTTTAATTTGGTCAACATATGCTCTGCACAGGTTTGAGCATCCCCTGCTGTAGTAAAAAATGTATGTTCCCTGGACTTTTTTCTTTCACCATAAAGAGTTACTGAATCCGAATCTGCCACACGCCTCATGCCTCTGGAAGAGTTGTTTCCCTGAACGTGGACATTGGTTTTCATCACGGTGATATACCCATTGGATGCAGAGTCATTTCTGATAGTCCAAGACGTAAATCGGCCACCGTATTTCCTCGCATTTCCTTCGGTTTTTGTGAAAGCCAGTAATGACCCCGAACCATCTGACGCTGTATTAATTTGAACTCTATCGCTTGAGGTGGGGCTAGTGACTGAACCTGTATCTCCTGCGATTCCATGAAACAGAGTGTCTGTTGTATCCCCTGTCACGGAAGATTTGGCAACAAATTCCTGAGTCTCCCCTGCGGATATAGCAATAGGTTCGTTCAGTTCCCATCCTGTAGTTCCTGCGGTAAGGCTTGAAGTTAAATTTGTCTTTGACTCCCTTGTTATAAACCCAATCTCGATTTCGTTGTAGACTCCATCAATTCCCTCGTTATAAGAATATTGTCTGTATCCTGCATTTGTGCCGTCATAGGAATCCTTAAAAGTTCCGACAACTCTTTTATGGACTCCAGTATTTCTGTGAGTTCTCTCTTCAAAACGTAGGAACCCCCGACCGTCCACATATAAGAAACCGTCTTCTGTATCCTGCACTCTGTAAAGCGTTTCGAGAACCGTTTCACCGTCAAGGGATTCGGCGTTCAAATATGGACTCATGCCAAGTGGGTAAGTAATCAAATAGTTATTGATAGAACTATAAATCACGTCTCCCGAATCCTGCCCCACAGGGGAAAGCATATGCCCTGCAAGGCTAGAGGTTCTTGCTTCTGACGATACATTTAACTGACCATACCCATGAGTTAATTTATAATCCTCAAACAGGTCGTATGCTTTCATATAGCAATACTGCATACCCTTTTGAGGTCGTGGTGTTATTTCTTTTAATGTTCCCTTGAACAATGGGCGAAATCCACCGAACTCATGAAATTTTGCATCTGTGGCTCCCTGCTGAGTATAGAATCCATGCTTGGTCGCATTATCCAAAGCAGAAGCACCATCTAATTTAAAACCATGGTATGTTCCATCATTACCAGTTGAATTTGGGTAAACTTTTGCGTCATCTATGTAAAGCCGAATGGTGTCCCCATGAATCTCCGCACCGAGTTTTTTCTTAGTCCCTGACCCCCATGTATACGAAACCTGTGAATCCGCTGTGCCTGTTCCACATAAGGAATCAGTACCGCCAATGACTTTCCTGACTTGAATGTGATTGGTCGAGACAATAATTCGGACATATAAATAATTATTATTGTCGATATATCTCAGAAC